CGACATATCCTCGAGCACGGCCCGCTCGCAGTCGGCACAGATCCCTCCACTGACAAGTGGGGCACTGCAAATAAAACAGACGTAGGGGCTCATTTGGCGCTCGCGTAACCGAGCAGGTGCCCGACAGAGAGCCACTTCTTCGCAGAGAACAGCACACGTGGATGGTCAGCGCACATCCGTGCGAAGTCCTCGGCAGCCCACCCGAGCACCTCTTCCGGAATCTCGGTCTTGGCGGAGAGCGTGTGCGTCCAGACATCCCGTCCATCCGCACCCTTGTCGATCATGTCCAGGAGGTTCCCAAGAATGGACAACCGGACACCAGTGGTGACGTAGTCGTTAGCAGTATAGTTGGTGTCAAGGTTGGCGACTGCGACAGTGATGGCAATGCGGAGCGCGTTGGCAGCTCTCCAGCGGTCGATAGCCATGATTGGTTCCCTTCCCAGGCCGCACACCTCCGCGACCCACCAGAGACTACCATGCTCCGACGGGTGCGACCAGTCAGGGCAGAAAAAAGCCGGCCAGGTAGTGCCTCCCCGGCCGGCAGAAGGAAGTTGAGTTGCCCCTCGGCCGGGGTCAACCGGCGCGTTTTACGGGCGGGCCGCCCGGGTCAATGCTCACCAGAGTTAGCGCTTCGGCTATTACCGGGCGCCTCAATCACGTGGAATCGAACCCCGCTCCCTTCGCACTAGCCCTCGACCAACGAGCCGGAATTGCACCGGCATTATCTTGAAAGACCGGCAACAGCACGGCGAATGCCCGGCCCCTACCACTGCCGCCCCGGGGCATCGAGGCTCTCCAGCAACGGATTGCCACGCCGGCTTCCTCCTCTAGTCGTAGTTGAACTTCCAACGCATCGTACCGGTCATCTCGTCGATCTCGCGAGAGAGCCCCCCACGGACAGCGCGGAGGTCTGCCAGCGTGAGCTCGATCATGGCGCCCTCGCCACCGTATTTCCGGACGATCGCCGCAAGTACCTTCAGGTGATCGATCTGAGCTTGCCCACGAAGCCGGCGACGGCCCGTCCCATCATCACGACCCGGCGGGCCGACAGGCTCATGGACCATCGTAATCGAGGATCTTGATGAAAGATGTCAGGATGTTGACCAGCCAGGCGTCTGCTATTGCCTCAACCTCGGGACGCGGGTCGATCTGCGCACACGCGTGACGGCAGCGAGCTAGCGCATCGCCAAGCCTTTCTGTGGCGTAGTCGTTGAGTTTTCTCTCTACCATCCCCTCGAAGAGAACCTGCTCGAGGTGGGCCAGTCTATCGAGTAAAAGCTGGCTGACCGCAGCCTCTCTTAGTTCATTCTGGTCGTGGAGAACTAGTAGTGACTCAGCTTTGGCACGATTGCGAAATATCCTCATGTTCTCTTTGTGGGTAGCAATCGCATTCTTGATGTACTGGTGCGCTTTGTTTCGGTCGCTCATTCCTCTTCTCCTTCCACCGGAGGGACAACCCACCCATCAGCTCGCAGCCAGGCAATGGCCTTGTTCTGCGCCGCGAGCATGGTCAGCGACGAATCTTGGCGCTGCAGTTCAGTTCGACGCGAGATGATTCGACGTCGGATAGGGCCGTTGATATCGCGTAGGGTCATGGCGGTCTCCTTCATAGCTTCCTCCTCCTGCTGCTCGACACACTCAAGAGTACGATACTCCGACGGTTGCGACCACTAGAAAGGGGCGCCATCGTCCTTCCAGCGGTCACAACCATCAGGTCTTACATGCTTTGGAACATCGTCATCCCAGGAGACACAGAACCCAGAAGCAAAGTAGTCACAGCATTGGCAGGCTCGCGACGCCTCCGAGGCGTCCATCGCCCCTTGGAGCGCCAGCAGGATCCCGGTAGCGGCGGCCTTCGGGTAGGCGGCCTCCAGGGCCGCCCGGGCGCCCCGTAGCACGAGATCGCGCTGCCCGGGGGTCATCCTGGGGGGCTCGCCCGGCGCCTGCCCCAGGAACCCCTCGAGCGTCGTCATTCCTCTTCTGCCGGCTCGGGTGGCTCGGGCGGACACAAATTCTCCGGAATCGGCATCGGATCCCCGCAGTCGTGGCAGCACAGGCCTCCGCTGACCTCTTCCGGGTCGTCCTCCGCTTCGGAGTCCTCGGTGGCGGTCACAACCTTCCCGGTATTGAGAAGCCCCTGTACGACAGCGTCGCGCGCCTCTTTGGCGGCCGCGCTTAGAGGATCGGGCGACTCCGGGCCTTCCTGGGCAACAACGGGAAGGTGGTCCCCATCGTGCTGGCAGCAGGCAGCACAGCGAGCGTCCTCGCGCATCCCCTTCTCCAGCGGAGCCCCGACACAGGTCGCCATAGCGCCGCAGCTATGGCAGATCGGTGGGTCCGGCCAAGACAGCTTCACCCGGAGCGAGCCATCGTCCTTGATTCCGCGAGCAGAGAGCCTCGACCCCAGAAGCTCCTTCATCTCCGCAACCGAGACGACCGTCTCGTTGCCGAGCTTCAAGACCACGGCCGACAGGATCAGCTGCTGAGACTGCATCTCTGATCGGAGCTTGCAGTTGAGCGCGTTGACCCTACCAAGGACGGCCGACGTTTGGTTCAGTTCCTTCATCATGCCCTGATGCTGCTTGGTGATGGCTACGATCAGATCCCGTAGTTCGCGCTTGCTCTTCGTTCTCAGGTTGATTTGCATCGGATTCAACCCGTTCTCTCTTGAAGATGGCGTCGACGACTCGGTCATACTTCCCGTCCTTCTGAATGATGATCTGCGTTGGTACCAAGAGCTCTGAGATTCGGTCCAGCGCTTCGGACACGCTGTCCGGGACTGGCAAGCCACCACGGAGTTTCCACCAGTCGTGAGCCTTCCTGAGAGCGAACCCCGTGTGCTCAAAACAAACCCAGTCATTGACTTGCTGCATGCCGCACCGGTATGACACACGCATCGAGTCTATTTTCCCTTTCTTTGAATGCCTCGAGAAGGAAACGGTTGAGCAATCGACCGTGTACTTCGGATTATCATGCACCGTGAAATCTACTGGAGCAAGCCCGTCGGCGTAGTTGGTGTTCTTCGACTCAGGGGACTCCCGATGGAAAACGTGGCCACAGCCAGGGCATTTCACGGCCCCGAGCGAAACGATGAGCGAGCAGTCGGGGCATGCCTTTACCGGGGCCTCGCCATCGCCCTTCGCCCCGCTGTCCGTGATCTTGATGTCATTGATCGGGCCGTGCCGGAAAACGTTCTCTCCGTAGTCGAGAACCAAGCAGTTTTCCTTGCCCGGGAACGTCCGCATTCCGCGGCCCATGATCTGCACGTAGAGCGAGGTCGACTGCGTCGGGCGCATCACAGCGAGCAGGTCGCAGCGCTGCCAGTTGAACCCGGTGGTCAGCACGCCGACGTTTACCAAACAGGTAAGGTCGCCCGCTTTCGCGTCACGGATGATCCTGCGCCGATCTTCCTTCGGTGTGGAACCGATAACCATCTCTGCGCTGATACCGGCCGCCCGAACCTGCTCGAGGATCTTGTTGGCGTGAGCGATCCCACACGCGAACACGAGCCAATGTTTCCGCTCTTCCTGGGTCGCCATCCGGATCATCTCGTTCACCGCACACCGGACGTTGTCGCCGGCGATCGCCGCGGCCTCGAGCTCACCTGGCTTGTAGTCGCCACGGGAGGATCCGACCCCGGACGTGTCGATCGTCTCCTTGGGCAGTTTGGCGATCAGCGAGGCAAGGTAGTTGTCGTCGATCAGTTTCTTGAGGGACACGTCGTAGGCGATGTCCGTGAAGATACGCCCTTCACCCTTGTGTAGAAGACCACCCTCGAGTCGAAACGGCGTCGCCGTGTACCCGAGGATCTTCAGCTTCGGGTTCCGCTCCTTCAGCCAGGCGAGATAGCTCCGGTACCTACCCTCGCCAGACTTCGGGAGCATGTGGCACTCATCGATCAGGACCAGGTCGAAGTCCCCGAGCGCCTCCGCGGTCCGTGTGTCCGCTTCCTTGTCATCCTTTTCGAGCCTTGGCCAGACCGACTGGATCCCAGCGAAGATCACCGACGAATCAGTGTCGCGGCGCCCGATCCCGGCGGAGTAAATCCCAATCGGCGCGAGCAAGCCCCACTGGCCGACGAACTCGTTGTAGTTCTGTTCGATCAGCTCCTTGACGTGAGTCAGGATGACCACCCGCTGACAGGGCCACTGCTCGATCGTTCGGCGGACGAATTCCGCGATGATCAGCGACTTCCCACCTCCGGTCGGCACCACGAATAGCGGATTGCCAATCCGGAGCTGAAAATAGTTGAAGTGCGCCTTGATGCACGCTTCCTGATAATCACGAGGTACTAGGCCCAACGGGCAAGTCCTTTCCTTCGGCTGCCCCCGTTGTCCTCGACTCGTAGTAGTCGCGAACAATCGAAATCACGACCTCTTGCGCTTCCTTGTCGTCGGCCAGATACTCCGCGAGTGACGGAGAATCGACCGTCACACCAGAGAACTCATGCTCCTCCACCTCGGGGAACGCCCGACGTAGAACCTGAGCCACCATCCGTTGGAGCATGGTCTTGGTAGAGCCGTAGTCGTCGCCGACCCCGCGACTCTGCCAGACGCGCTCACCCGGAGGAAGATAGCGTACCACCACCCGATCCCCTCCGAACATCTCATCCTTCTTGGGGCTCTTCGCGGAGCTCGAGATCTTGACCTCAATCATCACCTCATCCTCTCTGGATTGTCAGGCGCTCGCTCGCACGCGTGCAAGCAGTGTAGCGCCACCTAAGAACGTCGTACTTGGCATCATCGAAAACAAACACGTTTGACCACTCACTCCCCTGAGCCTTGTGGCAAGTCAGCGCATAAGCGAAGTCGAACAGATGCATGTTGTTCGCGTCCGCCTCGACATGAGCCTCGCGATCCGGCTGCTTCCCGAAGCCGCCCTTGTGGACCCTTATGTCCAGCAGGCGCCCGGACCAGTCGTCTTTGAGCAGACACTTGAACCCAAGGTCGATTGGAGTGCAGACGAGTACGCGGAAAATCTCTCCATTGATGACCCCTTTCCGGCGGTTGTTTTTCAGGCACACGACCCGATCGCGGTCCTTGAGATCACCAGTAAATCCCAGAATCCGGGACCGCCACTCCGCGTTGATCCGGTGACGAGCATGGTTGGTAGCGACAAGGATGACGTCCGAATCAGCAGCGCGAGCATTGTCGACGACTCGCCCCACAGTGCCCCGAACCACCCATACCCGGTCGGACGTCCAATCCTCAGCCGGAAGCTCACCGTTGCGCACACGATATGCGCAATCGATGATTGGATTCCCGGCCGCTTGACGATGGATCTTCTCGAGCACGAAATCCGGGTTCTTCATGATCTCCGGATCGGTGCCGACCGGAGGCAGCTGGCCGTGGTCGCCGACGAACAGCACCGGCAGTCCGAGCTCAACCACGTCGTCGTGAACGACGTGGTTGATCATAGATGCCTCATCGATGATCAGGCCCGACGGGTACCTATGCAGGCCCTCCTTTGCATCGAACTCTGGGTTCCCATGCTCATCCATCCCCTTGTAGTTGTACGCGAAGGAATGGATCGTCGACGCGGGGAGCCCTTTGCGCCTCAGTACTGAGACAGCCTTCCCGGTCGGTGCGAGGACAGACCAATTCTCGAACGTGTCATGCTCTATCAGGGCAGAAATGAGCGTGGTCTTGCCCGTCCCAGCCAGCCCAGACATCGTCTGGCTCATCGGTGCACCACCAGGGATGGCGAGGCACCAAGCCACTATGCCATCGCGAACTTGGATCTGGTCTTCCGACAGTTCCAGGGCTTCGTCCTTACTCATTTTCTTCATCCTCCTCGTGAACCAGGAGTTTGCCGGCCGAGTCGATGAACTGGACTCCATTCCGGTCGCGGTAGTAGACAGCCCGGCCAGCAAGATCGGCGTCCACCGGATCCCACGGCAGCAGGCTCGGGATGAACAGGTGCTTGGAACAGCCTTTGCGCTGCTCGGCAACGTCCAGGCGGCGCTGCCAGTGCTCGCAGAACCACGTCCCGTCCTCGAGCGGGGTCACCGACGTGCAAGTCCGACAGTTGCGCTCGAGCTCCTCGACCCGCTCGAAGTGGCACACGCCGCGGTGGTCGCAGAATTTGCACTCGATCCGGGTCGGATCTTCTTGGATGCGTGACAGCGGCTCCGGGGAGCCGACGATCAGCTCCGCGCGGTGCATGATCGCGTCCGCCTCCACCTTGTCGTAGCGAACTCGCTCCGAATAGATCTGGTCCGTCTCCTTGCAGACCATGACGTAATAGGCCCGCGAGACGTCCCAGCCACGCTCGCGAAAGCCATGCATGTACGTTTGCATCTGAGCGTAGTGCTTGGGATTCGCCTTTTGGACACCACCCTTCAACATCGCCTTGAACCATTTGGTGTTCGATGTCTTGCACTCGAAGACGTGCCAGGACTTCGGCGCGTCTGGGAATCCCTTGCCCACCCCATCGCAGGAGCCACCAAAGTGGCCGCCGAACCAGCTGAACCGCCACTGCTCCTTCGACTCTGGATCGATGGCCTCGAGCTCGATGCCGATCGCCTTCAGGTCGTCGACAACCCAGTCCTCCTCAATGTCGCCACGCTTGAACAGTCGGAGCAGGCGTCCACCGAACTTCCTGGCCACAGCCCACCGGAACCCGTACCAGAGATGGCGGTTGCAAGCGGACCCGATGATTGAGGCGCCGAGATGGGGACGCCTCCAGTCCTCGGCAACCTTCTCGTAGTGGCGATAGATCAGGTTCCCGAGCTTGTCGCCTATCTCTGGCAGCTTCGCCACAGCTCTACTTGCCCCAGGGGGGCGTCGCGGACTCGGCCGGTGCAGCACCGCTGCTAGCCGAAGCACCGCTCGGCCCCGGCGTCGGGGTACCGCTACCGGTTGCGCCGAACCGCTTGGCGATGGCGTCGTAGCCCTTGATATCGTTCCCCTCGCCGAATTTCTCGGTCGCTGGCTTGTAGACGACCCGGACAGCCAGCGGCTTGAAGTGGAGCTCCTGCGAATCGGTGATAGGGGGGGACCCCACCGCATGGCAGATCGCCGAGAGCTCGCTACTCGCGATCTCTTCAGCCTTCGCGCTGTCATTCCAGAGGTTCAGCCTAGCCCACACCTTCCGTCCTTTGTGCTGCGGGTGGCGAGACTCGTCGATCGCGAACACGATCTCGAGGTACTTGTTTTTGCCACCAGCTTTTGCATCCTTGATCTCGCTCTCGGTCGCGACCATTGCATACCACCCAGTGGGGAGAGGCTCTATCGGTCGTGCCGGATCCACTTTGTTCGGGTCGAACTCTGCACCTAGATGCGCCATGTCGGTCTAGCCTTCCTGATTCGGGAGGCTCGCCGAATGAGCCGCCGCGATCGCGTTTTGAAACACCATCCAGGGCTGCTCCTTGGGAAGCACGAGCTCGGACGGCAGTGAGTACCTGTTTTTCGCTTGCCAGGCAGGACGCGCCTCAGTGAACACGACACGTTCCCCTTGCCCTACGCCGCGCGAGCGTTCCTTGTTGAAGCCCGCGTCCTCCTTCACGATGTATGCACGGTAGTTGCAGAACAGCAGCGCATCGGACCAGTCGTGGACCAGTGCCGCGAGATTGTCACGGAGACGCAGCTTCCACCGGTCGTAGCTGTCCGAGTCCGGGTTCTCGAACTTCTTCGATTCGCAGTGGGCCAGAAGAAGGATGATCATCCCCTTCTTGTTGCGTAGCCAGTCGAGGCCGGTCAGCAGGACCCGGAACTCGTCGAGCGCATACCCGTAGCCCTTGCCATAGCCGAAGGCCTCGATGTCAGCCTTGCCGTACTTCTCCGCCGTGTGGGTGTGGAGCAAGGGCTCCGCGAAGTCGAGCGTGTCGATGACCACCGTCTGGTAGTCGTGGTCCTCAGATGCCAGCACGGTGACACAGTCAATGATCTCCTGCCAGGTCTTCACAACGGGTTCTTCGGGGCGAAGCTCGAATCGTTCGAAGTCGAGCGAACCCTGACCCTCTTCGGTCATGATGAAAATGGGCCTTGGCGCGGACGCCGCGAAGCTTGTCTTCCCGATCCCTCCCACCCCGTACAGAACGACCTTCGGCGGCAGGAGGCGCTGCCCCTTCGCGATCGACTCGAGTGATACCGCCATTACCGTCCTTCCATTTCGTTGAGGACCGCACGAAGCAGTTCCTTGGCTCGGGCTAGTGCCTCGCTGTCATCGAGGAGCCGGGCGACTTCGAGGAAGCCGCGGATGTCTTCTAGGATTTGTCCCATCAGATCACCACCAGCGTCTTCAGCTCCACCGAGACCTTGCCAGGTTTTCGCTGGATCACGACCGCTGCTTCGAGGTACAGGTCACGATTGCTCTTCTCGAGCGCCGCGATCGCCTTTGCAACCGGAGCATGTTTCGTGCTGAAACACCTCCAGAACAGATTAGAGCCGAGCGATTTCTTGACAGCGGGGATACGATCCTCGATCACCGACACGTACACGTTCTGTTTGAGCGTCAGCTTCGCGGAGCCAAAGGCGCCGTCGGTCGCGAATGACTGCGAGCCGGCCGGCTTCGAGAAGCCGGTAGCCTTCACAATCTCTTCCTCGACTCGGATGCGTTGTTCCTTTGCAAACTCCTCAGCCTTCTGCGCCGTCTCCAGTTGACACGACAGCTCGAAAAGCCGGCGTTCCGGCGTGGCGACCTCCGTCATGGGGCCTCTTCCCTGGTTGTGGTTGCATGATTTGCAGTGGTCATTGACCGAGCTGCCAGCATTCGAGCAGATTACTCCGAGGAATGCAACTAGGCTCGACGCTTGAGTCCCAACTTCTTCCGAACCCAGAAGACCGCCAGTTGGTGATTCTCGTCAGCCTCTTCGGGGGAGCTACTCGGGACCGGCGGTGGAGTGCCAACGGAACCCACGACTTGGGTCACATAGGGGGCAATCATCTCGGTGGGCATCGGGATCCAGTTCCCGTCATTGTCGACCTTCTCGAGCTCTGAGATGTCGATCGTCTTGACCCAGTTCCCGGCAACCTGGGTCTCCGCAATGACATGCGCCCCCCGCTGGGCGATCGCCCACTCGAGCATGTCGCTCTGCGGCTCATTTCGCCGATCACGGAGCGATACGAGGTACTGGATCACCTGGATGGCCAGGAAGCCGGCCGGCAAGCCCAAGGCGGACCCGAGGAAGGCAGCTAGGAGTACTTGGGAAGAGGCATCCACGGTGAGCTATCCAGCCCTTGCCGCGGCCCACGCGGGGACGTCGTCCACAGAGACGATCGCAAGCCCGCACGCGTGGAGGATTTCCTCCACATGGCCGGAGAACGTGTTTTGCTCACCACGGAGGAATCGATAGACCGTTGACGGGGCAGCGGAAATGCCTCCGTGGTTTGCCAGGTCGTACTTGGAGACTCCGAGCTCCTCGATCCGCTCGAGGACGATGTCTCGAATCCAGAACTCGTTCAGGCGGTAGATGGTGGGGTTCTTCTTCATGCTCGGGAGTCTACCCCGTGCTCCTACCCGTGCAACTGATTATGCCTCGTACGTTCCCTCGACGCCCCGCGCATCGCGGATGCAGGTACGACGATTCAAGTCTTCCAGAGCGCTGAACAGATGGGAAATGGCTCTTCCGTTTTCGCCACACGCAAACTTGCCATTGCACGCCGTCTGGAAGAACTCGAGCCTCTGCTTCGCAGCCCGAATCACGGTCTCGATGAAGCAGCCGTTCGGCTTCTTCTGGTCTTCGCCACGTCCCAGCGGACCATTCTGCCAGACAATCGTGAGCCCGGTCGCCTGTGCCAGACCACTGGCCGGATTCCCGTCCTTGTCGAGCATGTTCTCGACGTCTAGAGGTTGATCGTTCATCCATCCATCCTTTCCAGTCAGAGTACCGGTGGGAGTCCCGCGACCATCCGAATCCCCATGGCCGCGATCGACAGACCACCACGAAGAACTGCCAAGATCCGCCGATCGAGGTCATCGGCATTCTCTACCGAAACGATCCCGGCCTTGATCGCGATGTTGTCCCGCTCCGCCAACAGTGCGAGGTCGTACCCCGGTTCGCCTACCAGGGTGGCCAGATGGTCAATACGCTCGGCTGTGTAGTCCGCGACAGCCTGCAGGTCGGCGATTAGGAAGATGCCCAGATCGCCAGACTCCAGGACGAGTTGATCCACGATCCCCGTGCCAAGCACAGCCGCGGCTTCCTGGCGGTTCATCGAGCGTCCCTCCCGAGTAGGTACTTCCGGAGCCCCTCACCAAAGAGACGTGAGCGCTCCCGGAGCGACTCTGCGACGCCCGGGGTGATCTCGGCGGCCGCGACGCGGGCGACAATCCCAGACTCGCAGAGCTGGAACACCGGCGGCCAGAGCAGGTACGTATCAGCCGGCATCGGATCCGAGTTGAATGCGACGAAGAAGACCCCGGCGATATCCGACGCCGCCGGCTGGGCCCCAAGGGGGAGCGCGGAGATGCCCTGGGATACGTCCACACTGACTCCGGCCACCGCTGCCCGTAGTGCTGGGAGCAGCGCTTCCTCGCGAGCCACGGGGCCCGCGAGGCACCCCACAAGCAGCACCAGGAGGGCGAGTGAGTGCGCCCTCATTCGCCCGGGCTCCCGTGGTAGACCTTCGGACCGTCGCCAAGAGCCGTCCGCAGATGCGCAATCGTCTGGTTGACCGCCGAGAACCGCGCCATCTCGATGCCGTCCGCCGATGGCACGAATCGGATGCACTCCTCGTCGAGGTCCAGGAACAGGCCAACATCGACCGTGGCCTCGAAGCGGAACCCCGGGTTGATGAACACTGGTGTGTTCACGACGAAGGACTCCGGGACATCCTCCGCTTGCTGGACCTTCGCCTCGACCGATTTGCCCAGCGATTCCTTGCCATGCTGGACCGTGCTCGCGCCGTCCGATCGACGCTGGAAGTTGATCTTCCGGAGCGAGTTGATGACGCCTTGATTCTGGAGCTCGAGATTGAACTGCAGGCAGCGGATCGCCTGGGCCGGAGAATACCCGCGATCGCCGAGTTGCATGAGCTTGACGAATCGACTCGAGTACTGGAAATCCATCGACATGAGCTCCCAGCGGTCCTCGATATCGAGCACCAGATAAACGCCGGAGCAATCCACGTACAGCTCACAGCTATCAAAGACGGATGTAGCGTACTCGACAAAGCTCTCGAAACTGACCAGAGATCCGTTGATCGGTTTCCTAGATCGCGCGTGTTCTTCGAACCTTCCGTTGTGCGCTACGAACACCTTCTCTGGCATCGAATCGCACGTCACGATCTTCGGAACGTTTGCGACCGCAGCGAATTCTCGCAGCTTGACCAGGAACTCAGCCAGCATTGGTCACCTCCACATCGCTGGTGCTGTCCGGCTCGGAGACATCGCGCGGCTCTGTGAGATCCAGCGTCCGCTGGTTGATATCCTCCGGAGACAGCTCATTGAAAAACAGCCCACCAGGGGTCGCCGCCATGTTGTAAGTCTGACTCTTGCGAGTCGGGATGGACTCCTTGATCTCGCAGTTCACGTCCACGGAGCTCAGGTCGCCCTCCTCCGTGGCCTTCGGCTCGATGACTACCGTCATCGAGACCTTGCGAGCAGCGCTCACGCCGGGGCGGTCCCGGCAGTCCTCCTCCGCCCGGCGGAGCGCCTGCTCGAACGCGACGGCTACCCTTCCGGCGTCGATCCTGCAGATCGCGTCCAGAGACAGCTTCTCGAGCCCCACGGGACCCCCTTTCATCGGCTTGGGAAAAAAGCCCCGGGTGCCGACAAGCAACCCGGGGCCGGAGGTGCCGTCACGTTGGTTCGGGTGGGCTTGAATGCAGTCATGGTCAAAGTCGAAGGCGAGACGCGCGGCACGGGGGCACGGTAGCCATATGGTCGCACGCGTGCAACTAGATCCCCAAGCGGGGGTCAGGAATTGAGAGCGATCGCAAACCGCCCATCACGAGCTCGGATGTACCTAATCTGTCCGCTCTCGTACGACTTGGCGATCTCGGGGCGGATCTGGATCAGGGCCATCAGCACGTTCTTGGCCGTATCGAGATCCCTGAACAGCAAGACAGAATCGGCCTGCGACCAGTCCAGCCCCAAGTGCACGACACTCCGGAACTTGTCGTAGCCCGACAGGACCAAGAGATCACCGGTGTGGAAGAGTGCCTCGGAGCTAACGAGGCGTGCCAGAGGAAGAAGGTCTTGCATAACGACTCCCATCGTTAGAGGTCGCACCATTGCAACCATCCAAGCGTACGATGGGTTCGGCGCTCCGGGCCATTCGGGCCCGGAGCGATTCATGGGAAATAC